TTTTCTAACTTTTCATCGATAACTGCATTTTCCATTTCAGCATCGTTGAAAGGCAAGTCCTTAAACCATTGTGGTAGTCTAAGTTCGTCTACAGGATATGCTACGCTAGTATAGCCCATAGGATTATCTTTGACTTTACAGACAATAACTTTTGCACCGTCTGTGATAGCCATCGAGTATTTGTCATCCATCATTCTTTTGAGCGTATTCCAATTAAGGCTTGCTCTAACATGACCAGGCATATTAGTCTTGCCAGCCTTCTTCTCTTTACTGGCGTATTCTGTAATGTTGTTGGCACGTTTAGGTGATCCTTTCTCCCAACCGGGACGAGTTTTAAATTCTGTGCGGAAGTTAGTGATATACTCTAGCACATCTTCTTTGGTTCCGTTATTCAACACCTTAGTTAGAACTTCACTTAAGAAGTCTTGAATGACCACAGGAGTATCTGAACGTTTGAGATCCAAGCCCATGGCTTTGATCTTGCCTGGTTTGCCGTCTACGTCTGCTCGCTTGCCTTCTTTGTCGTAGTACAATACAGCATATCGTTTCTTTGTAATAAACAATCCACGACTGGCAACAATCTCACGACCTGCTTTGATAACTTCGCCGCGTGTCTTTGGACAATGGAATGCATCTTGCATGAACTTAGGGAAGGTACTGTTAACTTCTTCACCAATAGTGTCATACAGTTCTACAACACTTTCTTTGGTCCAAGGTAAAGCACCTCGCTCGATCTCTTTCTTCAAAGTAGTATACGCTGAGAAATAACAGGAGTCAGTATCACCGTAGATAATAGCTTTACCTGTATGACTGTTTTCACCTGTAATAATCTCATTGACCTTACCAGCCATATGACGGGCAATGGCACGACCAGTTAAGGTAGTTGATTGTCCGATACGATTGTCAAAGAACCTGCAACCGGGATTTAAAATAGCGCCATACAAACTGTTTAAGTTAATCTTCTTAACTAACTGTCGTTTGTCCCAGTATTCTTCCTCAATCTTGTTGCCTGCTGCAATACAGTCTTTGAGCTTGGCCTGCATTTCCTTACGCTCTGCATACCAGCGTTTGAGCAAACCCGGAATGATACCTTCTTTGTCGTAGGTAAAGATAGTGCCATTAGCTGAAAGCATCCAGGGTTGGTTGCTTTCAAAAATTAAATCATAAATTTGAGCAGCACTTAATGTATCGTGGCCACCGTCTTCCCAGTCGATAGTAATTTCACGAGCTACATCGCGTTCGATTACCGCAGTATATTCTAAACTTCCAAAGATGCCTTCCCAAGCGCCTGCAAAACTGCGACCTTTTGCTATCTCAGCAGCAATAAAATCTTTAGTACCATCCTGACGCAACTGTCCAACAATAGTTTCCGGTCCCATATTTAACGCACGAATGGCCGAAGGATATAGTGAGTTAATGTCTAACGAACCAATCCATTCGTGAATGCCTTTCTTTGGAAACGCAACATAAGCACCGGCAGCCTGTGTATCAAGTCCTTCTCGGTTAACACGATTAGGCACAATCATTCCACGCTTGTGAGCTTCGTTGATAATGGCCTGTTCAGTTACAGCCACAGCACCCATAGTAGTCTGTAGTAGAACAGTACATTCATGTGCTAGTGTGTTGGCTAGATCCATGAACTTTAATTTTTTGTCTAGTTTATCTAGCAATGCACAGTCTTGTCTGTTATATTCGATGAACTTACGGAAATCGTTATTGTATAATTGATCCAACGATCCTTCGTAGACAGTTTTGTTCTCGCCAATCTCCATCTCACCGATAGCATCTAGTCGATAGGTGTGTCGTTCTTCATAGGTGTATTTGCGGTACAGTTCAAGACTGTCTAGGTGTACACGACCAATAAGGTCATATGTTATAGCAGCCTTGCCATACTTTTCGTATTCACGCTTCTTGGGAAATTGATTCCACAGACAGAATCTGCGTGTATCTTCTTTGCTGAGAACTTTTGTTACTCGATTAACAGTATACGGAATATCAAAGCCTTCACTGTTCCAACCACTTAAGATATCTGCTTCTTGGATAATGTCTAAGAACATGTCTAACATATCTGCTTCGTTATCAAACAAATAAGTATTGGGAAATTCTTCAACTTGTTTCTTAGCCTCTTCCATAGATAGAGTCTTAGGAGGAATAGCCAAACAGATCATAGTATCCATCCATTGTAGATGAACTGCAATCGCAGTAATTGGCATGAACGCATCTTCTGGTGATGCATAGCCACGCTCTGGATCAAAGTCTACCTCAATGTCGAACCATGCTACATTGAGCTTGGGTGCATCTACATTAAGATAGTTGTCTTCTAGACAACGATAAATTGGATTGATATCGCTTTCAAATAGTTTTTTGTTTGAATGAATTGCAAGTTCTTTGCGATGTTCTTTGACATTTTTGGAACTTACTCGTGAAAGAGATTGTCCAAAAATACTAGTGAATTTTCCTTTAGGATCTGGAAAATAAAAAATATGTCTAGCAGGGTAATCTTTAAAATGCCTTTTGCCTTCGGCATCTCGTTCAACGACGTTGATTACATCCTGCTCTCTATTATAGAAAGCGTCTACATAACTCAAATTGTTCTCCTATGCAATTTACGGCTTGCAAATACCAATTAGATCAGTTGTGGCTGATCAAACCTTCTTCTTAATTACTTATCATTCTCACGTAGGCAATAACGTCAATGGTGGAAATTAAAAGATAATTGGCTATCATGCCTGTTGATCCTCGAGTCCAAGCTGCCCACGCAAAAATAACACATTGCACAATAAACAATGGATATAGATATATAAATGGAGGAGTAGGTAAAGTGTACCCCATCCATATTGTACATCCAATGCTCATGAACCAAGCAATAAATTCTAAACAGAATCGTAATGGAAATTCTTTATAATCCTGCTTAATCCAACTGACGGTATTTTGAATCATTCAGGCAATCGCTTAGTAACACCGAGGATCATTTCGATATCATTCCATTCTTGTTCGTGATCTTTCCAATTATCTTTGTGTGCAATTTTAATTGCTTTATTGATAATGCTAGGCTTAATTTGTAATTCTTCAGCAACAGCTTTAACAGTTTCTTTTAGGCCTTCTTGGAGATCTTCTACTTCACGCAATACATTAGACCCCTCATTGATAAGTCTTTCTAATTTTGCTTTTTCTTCTGGTCCGTACATTCTTGTTGACATATAATTCTCCTATAGAACTATTATATAGCCAACAAAAAAGCCGGTCAACTAAATTGCCGGCTTTTGAGTGTAATTGGTTAAATTACTTTTGGTCTTCGCTTAGTACATCGTACATTTCAAATACTCCGCCCATACGCTCGTATACCATACCTGCGTATACATCTGCCTTTAGGCCTTCACCAATTTTTTGTTTGGCAACACGTTGTGCCCAAGCAAACAATTCTTGATCAACAGCATCAATTTGTTGTTGTCCACCGCTTTCCTGAACCAATTGAATCATTTCTTTAAATGACAAAATGTTTTCTACACTTTCTTTAACTGGACGCTTCTTGCCTTTTGGCATCATCTTGCTTTCGTCGGTTTTCTTTTTGTCAGCTTCAGCTGCCTTGCCACTATAGTTTTTGCCGGCAGTGTGTTTTAGACCAGTTTTGGTTTTTTCAATCGTGCCACCTGTTGAAGATGCTTTCTTGTCGCCTGTTTTCATTTCAGCAGCTTCTTCAACTGATTCTTTCTTGCCAAAGTATTTGGCCTGTTTGTCGCTCATGCCCTTTTTGCCAGCAGGCTTATCACCACCTTTGTCAGCCGCTGCTTTCTTCATTGGCTCTTTCTTGTCGCCGTCTTTGTCCATGTCTAGGAAATCCGGCTTAGCACCTTCGTCCATGATCTTGGCCATTTTCTTTTTCTTTTCTTCTTTTTTCTTCTTGGCTTCGGCTTCGCTTTCTTCTTTAGCGGCTTCGACCATCTTCATAAACTTGCTCTTAAATACTGGTTCAATGCTTTCCTTCTTGGCTTTCTTAGCTTTTGGTTCGTCATCACCGTCGTCATCTTTAGGTGCCTTGTCGCCACCGTAGTTCTTGCCTGCTGTGTGTTTAATACCAGTGGCAGTCTTTTCGATAGTGCCACCTGTAGAAGAAGCTTTCTTGTCGCCGACCTTCATTTCTTCTTTGACATCTTCTTCGGCTTTTTTCTTGGCTTCTACAACGTATGTAGAACGACCACTTAGTACACGCAATTGTGCATCTTCGTTTAGCTGAACAGCTTTATCTAATTTAGGAGCAGCAGGAGTCTGTGGAGGTGCTTCCATGCTGTCTAGTTTGCTGATGATTGATTTAAAATCCATTTTTATCTTCCTTGATATTTTATTTCTAGCCACTGCTCGCACAGATTGCTTTTAATTTCGTACTGCATTGATTCTTCAAATTCTCTAGGACCTTGCTCGATAGCACCTTGTTTCTGAGATTCGTAATCCATTTTCTCATGAACAGAATTTAAATGATCGTTGGCCACAGAGATATAACTGCTGATCCAACCATCTAAATTATCGCCTTCTTTAATCATACGATAAACAGCCATAGCATTCTTAGCTATTTGAGCTAGCTCTGCTTTTGCCATACTTGCTTCGTGATCGGGTTTTTTAAAGTCCATACTGTATTTATCTTCTTAATATACTTTCGCGAGGCTTCTTAGACTTAGGTTTTTTAGCAGATTTCTGCTGATAACTGCCTCCAAATAGCGTACCTACGCCAGCTCCAGACCCGCCTTTAATAAAGGTAGCAACATCTCCCGCACCCATACCTGACGCTGTCTCGAACAATTCTTTTATTTTCATACTAGCAATTCCAGCGTCTACGTGCTTTACAAATTGCCTTGTCTGGAGTTTTAGAACAGCTAATACTGTGCATTTTCATCTGCCCTTTAGATCGTGAGCAATAGCTCGATCTGCGTTTGCTGGCTTTTGAGCCTTTCTTTAATTTACTAGGTTTTGTAGTTACAGCAGTCTTTAACTTGCTGCCCGGATTTTCTCTACGATAGGCATTAACTGCTTTTTTACTCATGCCATCAGTCTTGTCTTTCTTATTGGCCTTTTGCCAGTCTTCGTTAATAGGTTGAGTCACTGCAAAAACATATAGCTCGTCATCTGTAAGCGTTGACAAATCTTCCCACACAAGGTCAATATCAACCGCGTGTTGATCTGCAATGTACTCAATTATTTCTTCAATCATGTCAAACTCTTCAGCAAGCTCTACACTTTCATTTTTATGAGCTTTGCTGTACTTGTCTTTGAGTGCGCCAAGTTCTTTCTGGCTGGCACCTTCACGACCTGCAGCCGCTGCCTTTTTCATGTATTCTTCACCGTGTTTCTTAACTCCGGTATAGTATTGAAGACCACTTTCTTCTACTTCGTCTTCTTTGATTTTTTCGCAGTCGTTGACACGCTTGCCGGCATTCTTACCTGTGCCAGGCTGTGTGCCTACTTTTCTATGTCCAGGCCAACATTTTTTGGGACCTGCTACACCTTCAATTAAAATTTCTGTTATTCTCATTTTTTCTTTGCCCTACCAGCTTTCATATTAGCTAACCAATGTGCAAGTTGTCCTTTACGACCGCCTTGTTTAGCGGTCTTTCGGAGTGAACTTACTGATGCTTTGGTATTTAT